GAGCAGCTATGGTGACTACAAAAGAATGATACATGTACACCGGACTCAGAAGGTGCCGAGGTAGTTAACCACTTAGGAGCCTTTGGATCATGATGAGCCTGCTGATTAATCTGGCAGGCTCATCATACTCCAACTTTACATCATCTATGAGCTCATCAATTTTGCGCTGAGCAATCACGCTCACCTGCCTTGCTCTCATGAGCTCAGTGGCTTGGCGGTTGGCTCCATCACCAACCCAGCCCTTGCATCTCTCATCTTTCATCAGTCAAGCCTCATAGGTTCAAAGACTGCATAAACTCCATCTATGACAATCCCACAGCCAATGATTGGCTTGCTGGTAAACTTGATGCCATAGTCCATGGCGGCTGTGTGGCGGTCTACACCACAGCCAACACTCATGCCAAATATCATGGCATCCTCATTGGCAAAATAGGTCACCCCAGCCTGTGAGTGCAGGTGCCCCTGCACCCAAGAGCAAAAGTGGTCTTTTGCATTTTTAAGTGCAGCCATTTGACCCCCTTTGCCCCTGTCACCGTGTGCATACTTAACACCGTCGATGTCATGCACTGAGTACCTTGGCAGCCAGTTCCAGTCTGGAGTTTGCCAGATTTGTCCATAGTCTTTGACAAGGTCAGTGGGTATGCCTGCTGAGCGTGCCTGTCTCTTGGGTAATGCGTCATGGTTGCCAGTCATTACTGTGACTTTGTTAAAAGCTTTGTAGAGGCTCTGCACTTGGCTCAGTGCTTGGCGGTACTCATCCTCTGGAGCTGGTGTGGCGGGGTTTTTTTCGTGGTAACTAATAGCATTGAAGTCAGCCACATCACCGATGTGCACAACTGTGTCACATGCCCACTCTGCCTCAACCTGTTTCAGAAAATCAACATAATCGCTCAGCATCACTGGGCAGTGGGTATCACCAATCACTAAAACGCGCGCCATTAATTAACTCCTTTTTTATGACCTCCTTTTATTGTCGCAGCTAATCCAAGCTCTGCCTTTCTTTTAATTGTCAACAGATATTAAACCTATAAAGGTTGCATCAACTTTGTTGGGTGTTTGTAGACAATAGTGGTATGACTCAAAACATTAACAACACAGACGCTGCCAAGGTTGAGCAGAGTTATGCTGAGCAGATGGTTGTGATTTTGCAGGATGCCCTCAAAATCAATGCAGGCATTTTGTCTGTCAGCATTGACGGGATGACAACACAATACTCAAGAGCTCAGGCACTCAAAGAGCTTAGATTTTGGATGAGGCAGGTTGCTGTTGAGAAGGGCAAGCGTCCACGATTAGCAACAGTGAGGCTGGACTGATTTGATTAGAGCGATTGCACCAGAGGCCACACAGCTCAACTATAAAGCTGCTGAGGCTGACAAAAAGCGTAAGAGCCCCAACACTAGAATTCAGAGCGTAGACAGTACGCTCACGCCAAGTAAGCGTAAGTACCTTACTGCTAATGTTCGTGATATTCACGATAATATGGCTGTCTGCTCTTGGGCGGTCAGGCGGCACTTGGATTATGTAAGCTCTTTTGAATTCCAGCCAAACACAAAAGACCAAGGGCTCAACCGTGAGCTTGAGGAGCTCATGGAGTGGTACAGCAGGCCACTCAACTGTGATGCAACCTACAGGCACTCACTGCCTGCTCTGGTGAGGATGCTTGAGCAGAGGCGCACCGTTGATGGTGATGTATTTGTCATTAAGCTCAAGACTGGCCACCTGCAGGTGATAGAGTCAGACCGTGTGAGAACCCCAGAGGGTCAGGGCTTTGAAAATCTCATACATGGTGTGAAGGTTGGCAAAGCTGGTGAGCTCAGAGCCATTGCAGTCAACAGGCGTAATGACCGTTATGGTTATGAGCTTGAGCGTATGGTTAGAGCTGGCAACGTGATTCACTTGGGATACTTTGACAGGTTCGACCAAGTCAGAGGCGTGAGCCCATTGGCCAGTGCGGTTAACCAGTTTAGAGATGTCATGGAAGCCAGTGAGTATGCTTTGGCTCGTATGAAGATAAGCCAGCTTTTTGGTTTGGTGTTTTATCGGGATTCTGTTGACAGCTTTGGTGACGTTGAGGCAGATGGTGACAATTACAATGTAGACTTTGGCAAGAGCTCAGGGTTAGTGCTTGATCTTGAGGCTGGTGACCGTGCTGAGTTTTTGGAGAGTGAGAGCCCACACCAAGAGTTCCAAAGCTTTGCAGAAACCATGACCATGGGAGCTCTCAAATCTCTTGATATACCCATCAGCTTTTTTGATGAGTCCAAGGTCAACTACTCAAGCAGCAGGTCAGCGTGGATAGCTTACCAGAAGAGCACAGCATCTAAGCAGCGTGCTCTGAGAGATATGCTTAACAGGCTCACAGTGTGGCGGCTTGGCTTATTCATTCAGGATGGTTATTTAACACTCCCCTCTGGCATGACGCTTGGTCAGCTGCGCTGGGACTGGGTAACCTCTGGCACTCCATGGGTTGACCCACTCAAAGAGGTCAGGGGTGACATCCTTGCCATAGCAGCTGGGTTAAAAACCCGTGCACAGGTTGTGCGTGAAAGGTATGGCAGAGACTTCAGGGAAATAGCAGACCAGCTGGCGGTTGAGCAGGAGTACATGGAGCAAAGTGGTGTGAGCACTTCACTCAATGGGCTGGTAGAGATTAACCCACAGGAGATAGGCAATGAGTAAAAAGGAAATACCAGCAGCGGCATTTAATTTTAAGGCTGCTCAGGCATCAGTTGACCCAGACACCATGGAGGTCAAACTGCTTGCACGCTCTAGCAAGTCTATTGAGCATTTTTACTGGGGCAATGTAGTCCATGACCTAGAGGGCATGAGGCTCACTAAGCCCAGAGTGACTCTGGACTTTAATCACAATGCTGATGAGATCATCGGCTATTTAGATAATTTTGACATAACTGATGAGGGGCTGGTATGCACTGGCAAGCTCATCAGCTTTAAGGATGATGACCGTGCAGCACAAATTGCTTACTTAGCTAAGCAGGGTGTGATGTGGGAAGCATCTATAAGTTTTGGCGGTGATGGCATTGAAGTTGAGCAGGTGGGTGATGAGCCTGTCATGGTCAATGGTAAAGAGTTCTCAAATGGCTCTGTTGTCAGAAAGTGGCCATTCCGTCAATGTGCAATTTGTTCTCAGGGTGCTGATGAGCACACCAGCTCTACAGTCCTGAGTGATTCTGATGACCGTTATTTGGTCAAGTTTTTAGGGAGAAGCGATATGAGCGAAAAGCAGAAAGAGGAGCTTAATGAGCTCCATGATGACGCTGCTGCTCTTGACCAGTTTTCTGCTGCTGAAGTTGATGAAGCAGTAGAGGAAGCGGTTGAGGAAGTAGTGGAGGAAGCTGCTGAGCTTGAGCCTGAGGAAGTGGTTGAGGAGGCAGCTGAGGAAGTTGCTGAGGATGCCACAGACCTGAGTGCTGATGCTCGCAAGCTCTGTGCACAGTTTATTGCTGAGTTTGGCAATGACGGTGCCCAGTGGTTTGCTGATGGCTTGAGTTTTGAGGATGCAACTGAGTTGCACAACCAGAACATTAAGCAGCAGCGTGATGAGTTACTAGAGGAAGTGGCTGAGCTAAAAGCAAAGCTAGCAACTCTAGACCGTGGTGAGGATGAGCCTTTAGAGTTTTCATCTGCACCCAAGGCAGAAGAGTTAGAGAAGGCCAAGCAGCACGCTGCTTATCGTTCTCAAATTGGTAGTGATGCAGGAGCGGCTCTTGTTTCACATTTTTCAAAATCATTCAAATAGGCTAAGGAAGGATTCAACATGGCTGACGTACGAATGGATTTGGCTGAGGTTGCAAAGTTTAACGACTCTGACCTTAGCATTGGTATTATTAATGACTTGCTAGATAGCGCACCAGTGATGGCTGCACTCTCGGCCAAGTCGATTGCAGGTCATACCTACAATTACCTGAAGAAGACAAGCGCCACAGGGCTTGCTGGTTTTCGTGATGAGAATAGTGGGCGTGAAGAGAACAAAGCTGGTTACACTAAAATTGCAACCAGCCTGAAAATCTTGGACGCCTCTTTCAGTGTTGATGTGGCTGTTGCTGATGCAGATGAGCGTGGGGTAGCAGCAATGTTATCCACTCAGGCTGTTGACCATTTGCGTGCTGCTTTTTATGCAGCTGAAGATAATCTTATCAATGGTACTGGTACCAATGGTTTTGACGGTCTGGCAGATCATCTGGCAGCTCTTGGTGATATGGTAATTGACGGTGGAGCAACTACAAACTGCTCCAGTGTTTATGCTGTACGCTCTGGCGTTAATGCTGTCTCAAGTGTCTGGGGAGCCTCTGGGGTCATTAATATTGGTGACACCAGCATTCAGCGCATTGCTGACGCTTCTGGTAGCTTCTCAGCTTACTACACACCTGTAGTGGCATGGGCAGGCTTGCAGGTTGGTGGCAAGTATGATGCAGCCCGTTTGGCTAATGTCTCCAGCTTGAATGACGACAAGATCAGCGATTTGCTGTCTTTGTTCCCAGCTGGCGGTATGCCTGACTATCTCATTATGAATCGTGCCCAACTGAAAGTTTTGCAGCAGTCACGCACTGCTACAAATCCATCAGGAAATCCGGCACCGTTCCCACAAGAATGTTTTGGCGTTCCAGTGATTGTGAGCGATGCAATCGGTAATGCTGAATCTGTTGTGAGCTAGAGGTAGCAATGGTGAAAAGAGTCATTACTGATAACTTCAAATCAATCAGGTCACACTCTGGCATAGCGGTTGACTATGTCAGAGGTGATGACTCTGTGAAATTGGTTGCAGTTGTTGGCTCTACAGAATTTGCTCAGGAGTCCCTATCTGGTTTGTATGAAACAAGCCAGAGCAGGGATTATCTGATTTTGACAGATGACCTAGAGCTTAACGGCTCAAAGGTTTTGCCTGAGCGTGGTGATGAGGTGCATGAGGTTGATGACGCTGGAACTCTTTTTGTTTACCCTGTTGTCACTAGTGGTGGTGGTCGAGTTTTTAGCTACTCGGACACCAGCAGAGTGGTACTTAGGGTGCATACAAGGCAGGCAAGATGAGCACAGCCAGTGACATTGCTGATGGTGTTGTAACCCTGATTAATCAGGGTAGCTATTCCAAAAGCTTTACAGCCAAGCGTGTGGCAGTCCCAAGCTTTGAGCTTGAGACTCTTAAAGCAGTTGAGGTACACATCTGGCCAGAGAGTGAGCGCTATGCTGGCTCTAGCAGAAGTGGCACAGAGATTGAGTACACAATCAGCTTAGCATTGCGTGCACCTGTTGACCCTTATAACTCTGAGCAGCTCAATGGGCTGCTTACTTTGGTTGAGGAAATCCAAGATACTCTTTTGACTGTGGCTGTTGATTCTGCAGGCTTTAGGGGTATGGAGGCTGACCCTCTTTACAATTTAGACACGTTAGATGACCTCAGAGCTTTTGTATCTGTGTTGTCATTAACTTATATAAAAGTGAGGTGATAGCATGGCTATTATTTTAGGTAAGGATTGTGTTGCCACTCTGGGCAGCACACCCCTTGGCAACATTAAAGATGTCACCATTAACCTTGAAAAGGGTGAAAGTGATGCAACCGTGAGAGCTACTGGGGGCTGGCGTGCCACCATCGGCACCCTTAAAAATGCGTCTGTTGATTTTCAGATGAATTATGATGACGCTGACACTCAGGTAACTGCTCTTGAAACTGCATTTATGAATGACACACCAGTTGAGATGAGTTTTGCAGCTGGTACATCTACTCTATCTGCTTGGTTTAGTCTCACAAACTTTACCCGTAATGAAGCCCTTGAGGATATTGTCACAGTTGATGTGACAGCTGCAATTGCTCCTCAGGATTCTTCAGGCACTGCAGTCACCCCAACATTTGGGTCAAGCTCTGGCTCTGGTGGCTCTGGTGGCTCTGGCTCTGGTGGCTCTGGCTCTGGTGGTGGAGACCCTTAATATGCGAACCTTTCAGGACACAGCAGGCAAAACATGGACGCTCAGCCTTAATATTGTCACAGCAAAAAAGATCAGGGATGCTCTGGCTGTTGACTTTTTTGATGATGACATTGGTGAGACAGTTGGCAAAATTGCCAGCAATCCTATTTTGCTTGCAGATGTTCTGTGGGTGTGTGTAGAAGAGCAAGCAAACAAGGAGGGTGTCAGTGATGAGGATTTTGGCAGAGCCCTTGGCGGCGATGTTATAAGTCACGCCACTGACTCCTTCCTTGATGAGCTTGTAGATTTTTACCCTGAAAAAAAAAGGCAGCTGCTGAGCACAATGCTCCAGAAGCTACGGACAACAGAGGCAGCCTACATAGAGAAGGCCATGAGCATGATGACATCAGAAGTGATGGACAACGTGATACAGCAGGAGCTGGCAAAACTGGACAACCTGAAGGCACTAGCGTCTGGCAGCAAGTCTGGATAATGTCAGGGGTTTTGGGTATCAACCCACAGCCACTCACTTTGCGTGAGCTGGCTTGGATGTTTGACGCTCACGTTAATCAGTTATGGAATCACACAGCAAGCACAATGGCTCTGAGTGCGAACATACACAGGGGCAAAGGAAAAGCAGCATACAGCCTCAGTGATTTTCACCCATTCCAGCAGAAGCGTGTGAACTCAGAGGACGGGCTGAGACAGTTTGCAAAAGAGGTAGGAGCTAAGTTTTTAGATGCTGAAAATACAGGCAAAGCTCAATAGAGTTGTGATGCATGACAAGATGCTCAAGCGCAAGGTTGACCGGCAGGAAAACCGTGTGCTTTATATCTTTGGCTCATTTGTCAGGATGGATGTGAGGAGCAAAGAGCTCAACCTTAAAGGCAAGCGAAAAACAGTTAATGTAAAGCGTAATAATCTTGGTCAGTTCCAAAGTGGTTTAAAAGTTAAGCAACATAGCAAAGCTGGTGAGAGGCCAAGGCAGTGGCAGGGGCTGCTTAGGAAGTTCATGCTTTATGACGTTGATAAGTTTAAGAAGTCTGTAGTGATTGGAGCCAAGAAGCTTGGGCGCTCCAGAGGTGCAGGATTGATGGAGCACGGTGGCTCATTCTGGTACCGGCTCAGGAAGAAGCACACAGGTCAGGTGCACAGAGGCACAGCCACTGTGAGTGCCAGACCATTTATGCAAAGACAATTTGACCGCAACCTTAAAAAGTTGCCAGATATATACAGGAGGGCTGGATTCTAATGGCTGGAGCTGGTGGAGCGATTAGGGCAGGGCGCGCTTTTGTTGAGTTGTTTCTGCATGACAAAATGACTGCAGGGCTGCGCAAGGCAAGTGCAAAGCTTAAAGCCTTTGGGTCAAGTGTGTCAGCGATGGGTGCACGCATGGCTGGCTTTGGCGTAGGTGCTGGGGTTGCACTAGCACTGGCTGGCAAAGCCTTTGCTGACTTTGAGAATAATATGCAGATGGTTGCTACCATGCTAGACAAGCCTGAGGAAAACCTTGAGGCTTTCAGTGCTGGCGTGCGTAAGCTTTCTAAAGAGTTTGGTGAGTCCACTGCCACCATGAGCAAAGGGCTCTATGACATTCTCAGCGCTGGAGTTGCTCCAGCTGAGGCACTGGATGTGCTTGAGGCATCAGCCAGAGGTGCAGTGGGTGGCATGACCGATGTGGCCACCAGTGCAGATGCTGTGACTACCATGCTCAACTCATATGGCTTGGAGGCATCCCATGCAGGTGATGTGACTGATTTGCTTTTTGGGATCGTCAAAAAAGGTAAGACAACATTTGCAGAGGTGGCTGCTAACATTGGTAAGGTGGCATCTATTGCCAACACAGCTGGCGTGAGTATGGAAGAGCTGGGGGCAATGATGGCCACACTCACAGCAGCTGGCTTGAATACAGAAGAGGCCACCACTGCTGTCAGGCAAAGTATTGCAGCTTTCCTCAAACCATCCAAGGAGGCCAATGCAGCCTTCAAGGAAATGACGGGTATGGAAATGAACCCCCAGACCCTCAAGCAGCTTGGAGGTTTGCGTGGTGTCTTTGAGCTCATTAAGACCATGAACCCAG